TTAGAAGAATCTGCTTCATTAGCATTTATTAATTTAACTATTTTATCCCATATTATACTAGCAAAAGAAGCAGTCATAACTCTTTTTTCATCTGATCTTTTATAGTTTTCAATATCTATGCCAACTTCTTTACAATAAACAAAGAAGTTTTCTTTTAATTCATTATTAAATGATGAAATAGAACCTAAATCTCTTAAATTAGCAAGACACATATACATATCGTCTTGAATATTAACATGTAATTTAGAAATTTTTAATTTGCGTAAGCATTCACCCATTTCAACATCTGAAAGTCTTCTAAAATCAGCCGAGCGATCATACCATTTAACTGGTTCTTTTTGCATTAACAAACTTTTAATTTTTTCTTTTGTTTAACACGTTTTACATTACCACTATGATCTTTATATAAATCAAAGTGATCTTTACCATCAAAATAGAAACCATCCAATATCCATTTTTTAGATGTTTTTTTAATTTTTCTTTTCATTATATTAGTCCTTTTCGTCATCTTTGAATGACATACTATCAACAGGATCTAAGTATGTCATTTTTTTTATAGTTCTTGTTAAATTTTCCATATCTTCGTGCATACGATCAATCACATCTTTTAAATCATTTATTTTAAAAGATTGCTCTGCAATAAGTTTTTCTTGCTGGTCTAGTTTCTTTTTATATTCTTCTATTAAAATTACGTTATTATTTACCATTTGTTTATCAACCAATCTTTAATATTATCTACTTGTGGATTACCTTTTAACATAATGACATTTGTATAATCGCCATCAATTTGATCTATTTCGACAAAAGTAATATCTTTTTGCTCATTATATTTCACTTCTGCTTTAAATTTAAGTTTTAAAAACATATACTCTTTGATAAAATTTATTGTTGTTTTATCAATTGATGATGCATAGGCATCAGCACAATAATGTGTTTGTTTTGGTATTACTAATTCTTTAATCATTTATATAATTTTCTGTTGTGAACATATATCCCATCGTTTTAAAACTTTCACCTTTTTCTAATGCCCAAACTTCTTTTACTACTTGTTTTGCTAACTCTTCAGATCTAAAATATTCTTTTTCATCTAAGAATTTTAAGAAAGTATTTTTGTTAAAAATAAAAGTTTTAGATTTTCTATTTCTAATGATAGTGACTTCTTTCATTTTCTCATTCTTTCTCTTAGATTATATTTTATTTCTTCTAAGTGAAGTTCTATACGTCTTTGCACTTGTACATGAGAGTAAATCCCCCAAATTAGAACAATTAATAAAAATGTATTAAGCATATTAGTGACTATGACTTATATTGTTTTCATCTACAAATGTTTCTAAATCATCTTTAATTTCTAAATAATTTATATCATTAAAGATATCATCAGCATCTTCGAATGCTTTAATTCTATTTGTAAATTCAGCACTTACAGTATTTGGTTGTGCCATTGTTTCAAAAATACCATCTTCTGTATCAAACACATCACATATTTTACCACTCAAATAATCTTGCCAAACTGAATTAACAACTTTTAATAAAGTAATTCTATGTGGTGAATATTTGTAGTCAGCTATACCAAATGTTGCATAAGGAAGTGGTTCTCTAAGAGGAAACATATTATCTACCCTCTTCTGCTGCTATTTCTAAATCTAAAGCAACTTCAGCCATTGCTTGTTGTGCGTCAGTTAAATCAAACTCTGGGTCTTGTAATTTATCAAAGATACTCTTAGCTTGTCTTTCACCATGTTTTTTAACAAACTCTTCTCTAGATAATATAAATGTATCATCTTCCATTTGCATTAACCAATTTTTCACTTGTCCCATAATATACTCCTTTTCATTATTTGTTTATAGGTATATTTTACTATATTTGAGTAATTAAGTAAATACTTATAAAAAATAAAAAAGCATTATATTTCAATGACTTAGTGTATTGATATTATTTCGGCTTCTGGTTTATCAATAGTTCCAGTCACATAATTGATATAATCTAAGAATTCTGGTGCTTCTGGGTTTGAATGTATATCCCATGATGTTCCAGTCATTCCTTTTACGCAATAATCTGGTAATGTACCTTGCACTTCTTCATCAACTAATATAACAATCGAAACTTTTTGTGGTTCACTGTGACCAGACATTTCTGCTGGTATGTTTGCTGTGTTATTAAATTTACAAGGAAACCCCATTTGCTCTGTCATATTATAATCAATCGCATCTTGTCTTGCTCTATCAAGTTGATACAATACAGAATTAACACAATAACGTATTACATTATATTCGAAAAGTTCATCAACTTTGTCAATTGTAGTTTTTAATTGAAAGCCATTGATATCTATATGGATAGTTTGATTTCGCAGTGTAGCGAACTTATGACGTATTCCTACGATGTTTTTTTCACTTGACATAATATAATTTCTACTTCTTTTTAAGTCTAACTAATGTCTCTATTTTTTTAGTTCTATCTACTTTAGGATATGATATTTTAAATTCTTCATTTTCCCAAGTACCATTATTAAAAGAAGTAAATTCTGTTGTGACCAATTGTGCAGTTTCAGTTGAACGATGCACTGTGACTAATTTTTCATCATCCCAAATTCTTATTTCAGCTGGGAATGAACGATTAGATATTTTTTCTATTATATTGCCTATTTTAAGCATTGATGTATGTTGAAACAGATTCTTTCGTAATATTTGGATATAAAGATGTTAATTCTTGATTTTTTAACGCAAGAAGAATCTTTTGTTCTTTTGCGTCTAGTCTTTCTAACATTTGAATAAACAATGATTCTCTTTGAGCAGGTTTTAAATCTTTTCTTCTAAAGATATAAAACTTTCTTACTTCTAAAGTAAGATTTGATGGAGCCATATCTTGTGGCTCAATTGCAGACTTAAATGGTGGACTTGTTTCTGGCAAATCCCATTTTAAATTGCTATCAAAGTTGTTTTGTAAAACTAATTTTAACTGAGCATTATTCTTGTATTTAACAATGGCAGTTATATCATTATTTAGTTCTTCTAATATTTCATAAACACGTCTTCCCATGTTTTAAAACTCCTCTATTTCTTGGAGTAATAGACTACAACGTTTTTCAATTAAATAGTTGTATACTGTCATTTTATCTCCTGTTGGTTTTATGTTATTGTAAGCATTTAGTATATCATCTACTATATTTTTAGGTATAGAGTCAAGACATACTAGTTTTTGGTTTCTTAAATAGTTTTTCTTCTGCTCATCGTTTTCACAAGCATTGAAACCTTTTTCTAAGAAATTATTTAATATTTTTTTAGTAATTGGTTTTTGTCTTTCATCTTTGTTAAAGATATCATCAGGTGAAAGTACATTTGGAACACCATCTCCAGAGTCACCTCTTACTATATGTTCTATTATATATTGCTCAGCTTCTCTTACTGATGATTTATTAACTTGTTTTTTAAGTAATGGCGAATATTGTTCAACGTTTCCAAATTTTTGTAATTGTTTAAAATCTTTATCAGAAGAAACAATCATATGTTTTTCTAAAGGTCTTTCTTTCACTAGTGTAGCAATTACATCGTCTGCTTCAGCATGATTGATATGTAATACTTTATAAGGAAAATATTTAACTAAATCTTGTCTTACATCAGACATAGTTTCAAAAATAAGTTTCCAATCAACTGGATCTGCTTCTCTATCTTTCTTACGATGTGCTTTATATAAAGGAAATTCTACTTTTCTCCAAACGTCTTTACCATCAGCACATATAACTAAATCACCATAATCTGCTGAAAATTTCTTCTTATAATATTTAATAGTAGAGAGTATCGCATGACGAATGATGTTAGATACTTCTTCCATTGGTCTTCCTTTTTGAACATCTTGTTTAAAAGAAAGTATATTTGCGATTGCTACTTGTGAATAATCAATTAATATCATTTTTTTAATTTTTCTTTTGGTATCCAAAATCTATCTATTTTAGCTTTGACTTCACTAAAAACATTTGATGGGTTTATAATTGTCCCATCAGAAAGTGTTTGTACATAATCCATATCTGTTAAATATGAGCATAATTCATTAGCTTCATATCCAGCACGTCTACACATTCCTATTTGAATTTCAGTTTGAATCACTGGACGATACTTTTTAATTGTATTAACAGCACCTTTAATAACTTGAAATTCTAATCCTTCTACGTCTATTTTAATTCCATCTACATCTTTAAAATTAAAACTATCTAATGTTTTTGTTTGTATTTTTTCTTGAATGGTTCTTGTAGATTTACTTTCAGGTTTTTTAACCCAACCTTTTTTTGTTAATTTCTTTCCATTAAAGTTTAATTCTATATGATTGTGACCAGAAGCACGAGTGACTGTATTTAATGTTTCTTCTCCCTCTGTATCGCTTAATGCATAAGGAAATACTTCTATATTACCTGTCATTAAAATAGGAGCATAAGTTGATTTAGATAATTTAAACCAGCCTTTACCATTAGTTTTATTATTTTTATTCAATTCGATATTTTCTAATAACCATTTTCTTAAATATGATGTAGGTTCAAAAGTCTTTATATCTTTAGCCCAAGTAGCATATTCAATTGTGTTAGTTCCTAAATGCCCACCAACATCAATAATTGTTCTTGCGTTTGGTGTCAATGTTCTAAAATATCTTAAATTGTTTATTTGATATCCACTGCTCTTTAATCTTGAGCCATAAAAAGTATCATTTTCTTCGACATGATATATTCTACCGATTGCAGATTTAACTATTACAGATTTTCTCATACTATATTATATAAAACTAATAAATGTGGTGGTATTAAATCATCTTTTAAATTATGTGGTGTAGTTTCCCAACACTCATCATCGCCATTATCATAAGCACCAACAAAACCAAACTCATTAAAGTCTTCATAGTTTGTTTTTTCAGTACCATAAGTTGCTTCAATTGAATATCTTTTTGATTCAACTAGATAATCAAAAAAAGAAATTGGTGGAACGTATTTTGTTTGAATTTCAAAAAAGATAGAATTAGGAGATGTTCGATCATAATTAATTACTTTGCCATGAATACGATTGTTCCAGTTTTTATTCACAAGAGAATATTTGGCACCTTTTTTCTCAATATCAAATATGCTTCCGAACAAAGGAACTATGTTCTTTGACATTTTATTAGCTTCTAAATCGTTTTCAATCATATCAATTTTAAATGGATCAGTATGCGACATATTAATATGATTTGATACTATAATCATAAGTATATTATATATTAAAAATACTTGTATGTAAATGGTTATATTTTAGTAAAAAAGTCATTTAATCTAGTCTTTAATTCGTTAAAATACTCATCATCTGCTATTAAATTTGCTATAATTCTTACTGAATCATTTTGTTGAGTAGTTGAAAGCATACCAGCACGTACAAGCTTTCCCATTACTCCAATAGTTGGATTCTTACAATCTAATTCTAAAAACAATCCTTGTTGTCTATAACTTTTTAAATATCCTTGATTAAATAAATCTTTCGCAATTTCATCTAAACGTATGACTGTTTGTTTCGCTCTATGAAATAAACCATTATCTTGAATAATTTGTTTTACTTTTTTCATTGCACCTATACCAGCCATATAAGGTTGCCAAGTATGCCCCCATCCCCATTCTTGCGTTGAAAGAACTTCACCAATACGAGCATTACCTGCTGCAAATCCAATTGGTGCATATCCTGCTGATAATGATTTACCACAAGCAATAATATCTGGTTGAATATTATACCCTGCTGTTGAATATCCAAAATATGATAGTGATTTACCCCAACAAACTGCTACATCATCTGTAATAAGATTTACATTATATTCTGTACAAAGATGTCTAACACCCTCCCACCATCTTTTACTATAAGGAAGTATTCCATCCATCCAAGGACAAGTTTCTACTATAAAAGCACCAACATTGCTTGAGTCACCAAATTTACTAAATCTTTTTTGTAATTCTGCTAATGCTCTTTCTTCTTCTAATTCACGTTCTTCTATTGTTTTCCATTTAGGTGCTCGGATGCATCTTAATCTATCTGATGGAAAATCAACTGTATATGGACTTGCCATTGCTCTTGTTAGATAACTTGTGCCATGATATCCTGGAGTACAAGATACAATTAAATTCTTTTTAGGATTTACAGTTTTCCAATATGTATCACTCATCATAATAGCACACTCTACTGCTGAAGTTCCAGCAATAGCCCAAGACATAACTGACATTCTTGATTCAGATAAAACAAAATGAACCATCTCTTGAGTATCTACATCAGACTCACCAGTATTACCTCTTATGAATGCAACTGAGTTTATCTTATCAGCCATTGCTTGTATTACTTCTTTATTTCCATAACCAAGTGTGAAAGCACTATTACCAGATTGTATATCTAAGTATTTCTTACCATCAGACATTTCAACCCAATGACCATATGTTTTTGTGACAATTTTAGGTAATTCACCATCAGCACTATTTCTTAATTCGTACATTGTAATTCCATATTTGTTATGTGTGCGTCTTTATTCTCAATTATAAATCTTACTGAATTTAAAACCGATTCTATTGTTAATTTTTTTCCTGAATATTCTTTTGCGAGTTGAGTATCAACCCAAGCTGGACGAATAATACTAATTTTAAAAGGGATGTTTGGATTATATAATTCTTCTATTGATTTATCAAGTAATTTCTTTTGTGACCAATAGTTTTCAAATCCTTGAGGAACTTCTTGTGGAGTCTTCCATAATTTACTTACCATTGAACCCATTACGATTATATGTTTTGATTGTTGTTTATAGAGATTGTAAAGATTCTCTAAAGATGTATGTTGTTGTCCAGTGTGTGCGTTCAATACTATTACTGAAGCATCTTTACAATTTCCTATAAAGTCTGAATGCACTTTTGGATCATTTAAATCTAAATGATGCGATTTGTCATAACCTATACAATATGTATCAGATTGTTTTGCGTAATAATCAAATATAGATTTACCTATACCAGATTTGTGTCCTGTAATCACATATTTCATAACATTATTCATAATATAAAAATAATTTATTTTTTACAAACGCATCTTTTAAATAGTTTTTTTATTCTATCAATTAACTTTTTCATTCTGTACTCCTTTATTATTAGGGTCTACCTTGACCACGATAAGCTTTAAACGATCTTCGCTTATGCTTATTCATCATAGAACTACTATGAAATCCATTTCCAATACTTGTACGTTTTGGTTGTGATTCTCTCTTAGTATTTGATCCATAATTTGCTGCACGTTTTGCCATAATTTATCTTTAAGTTGTTTGTTTAGTTTTTTTCAGTCATATTAATCACGAACTGGAAAATTTGGTACAGGTGGTTTTGCTGCTGGTGGTTGCATTACTGTTGTTGTAATTGATGAACCATTAAGTTTTTCTTGTGTTCGCCCATAAGCAGTCACACCTAATATTGCTCCCATTGAAATATGAAATAATCCACCACCTTGTAGTGTTAATGGTGTCCATGCAGTAATCACTATTGTTTTTAAAAATGATATTTGTGCCACATTCCATAAAATAGGGAATACCATAAAGTCAACAAAACAAATAGCAATATACAGCCAAGCAATCGCTGGTCGCCATAAAGATTTAATTTCGTCATTATTCATAATTATTCTTTCTTAGGAATCACAGAATTTTTAGGTTCTTCTGGTCTTCCATCTAATGGTCTTGTTATTGTTTCTTTTATATCTGATTTTCTTTCATACACATCTACGTTATCAATTTCATAAAACGCAGTAGGTGTCTTATTTGTATTTATATTTGATAAATCGTTTGCTCTTTCTTTTCGCTTACGTTCCAAATATGAATTACCATCAGTTATTTTTTCTTTTACTTTATTTAAAGTTTCTTTTAATTTAGATTTTATCTCAGTTTTTATATCTTTAACTATTTCTTTTACTTCTGTTAATGGTTTAATAGTTGGTAATATTGTTAATGGTGTTGTTGGAGTTGGATCTTGTGGTTTTACTCCGCTTGTAAATGCTATTTCTCTGTTCCAAGCAATTAACATCATAACTGCTAATGGGTCAAATACCAATACAATAATAATAATTACAAATCTTACAGCTTTCTCAAGTAGATTTTCATCTATCTTATCACCATATATTAAAGCAGCAATATATTTAATCGGACCAACTTCTGCTTCGATCTTTCTTAATTGTCCAGCAATTGGTGCTCTTTCATTATTTAAATTATTAATTGTATTTTGTGCTTTTTCTATTTCAGCAACTAATTTATTTCTTTGTCCCTCTTGTTTGCGTCTTAATTCAGTCGCAGCATTAATACCTTTTTCATCATTAGTACGACCGATACTTTGTTCAACTAAATCATCTAATTGTTTAATAGTTTTTTGGTTTCTTGAAACTATATCTCTTTGATATTTAATTTTATCATCTAATATATAAACTTTAGAAGATACTTCACCTGATGGTACTGCTTGATCTAAATGTGCTTTACTTAAAAAGCCAAAAATACCCATACTCGTTAAGAACATAAGTACAACTAATGATACACTAAAATAATATCTCATTACTTTTGTTATATCATTCCATCTTCTGTATAACCAAGATGCAATTACTAATTTTGCTGTTTCTAAAGCTGTACCCATAATTGCTATTGGTATTACAGCTGTTGCAAATATTGCTATTAACCCAGTAATCGCATAAAATGCTGCGATAGTAGATAGAAATAATGCGTTAATTAATAATAAGGTTTTCATTTATTACTTTCCTTCGTTTCCAAAACCATAAAATACAACTTTGCTATCTTTACCATATTGTGCTTGTACTGCTCTTGTAGCATCAGTCACGTTCATGGCACGTTGTTCGACTATAATTCCTGGAGTTTTATTGTTAATTACTACTAGAAATCTAAAAGTTTTTAAAGGAATCATTTTCCTATATTATTTCTTGTAAATTTCATCATAATATTTTCATTATAATATTTGTTTTCACCATTAGGAAGTTTTGCGTTTAATACATCAAATTCAAACATATACTTTACTTCCCAATAATTAACTTCTCCTCTTGTTTTACAAAGTCGAAGTATTTCTCTTTTAAAATTTTGTTTTCCTATTTCTTCTATTTCTTTTAAAAAGGTAGATGAAGATCCCCAATATTCTTTCCAATCACTTTCTATTCTTGAACGTCTTTTATTAACTCTTCCTTTAAGTGGCTGTTTAGTTTTAGCAGAAGTAAAGTATTTTCTTCCTATATAAACTTTATTATTTAAAAGATTTGTAATAGAATATATAAATCCGAAATATTTTGAAGGATTAATGAACTCTTTGTTTTCGTATAACCATTGTGTCATACTTATATTTATTCATCTTGTTCTTGATCTTGATCTTCAAACTCATTATCGTTATTATTTTCAGCTATATCATGTGCGCACATTGGACAATAAGCAACATCTGCTTTAGACAATGTATCATCTTGAGTAGTAAATGAAATTTTACCCTCTGTTTCACAAGACATACAATGAAATTTAACTGTTTGCGTTTTCATTATTTTTTAGCACCCCAAACATCACCCCAATTACCTTTTAGAGATCCTTTTGCATAATCAGTAATACGATTTTCAAAAAAGTTTCCATGTATTGGAGCATTTATCATGTCCTCTACCCAAGGAAGTGGGTTTGTTTTTCTTTTATTAATACCTCGTAATCCCATTGATATGAGTCTACGATCACAAATATAACGAATATATTCTTTCACCTCTTCTTTTTTTAAATTTTGCATATCGCCCATTGAGAAAGCAAGATCAATAAAGTTATCTTCTAACTCTACCATCTTTTCAGCGATATCATATATTTTCTTTTTAAGAGAATCATTCCATATTTCATTATTCTCTTCTATATATGTACGGAATAATCTTATCATACTCTCACAATGTTGTGTTTCATCTACTATCGACCAAGTGACAATTTGTCCCATACCTTTCATCAAACCATGTCTTGGAAAATTTAACAACATAATAAAAGATGAAAACAATTGCATACCCTCTGTAAATGCTGAGAATGCTGCTATACTTGTAGCAATACTTGCTTTGCTTGTAGATTTAGATGCTAAGTCAACAAAGTAATTATGTTTTGCTGCCATTTCTTTGTAATTATTAAACTCATTATAAGTTGCTTCTGGCAAACCTAATGTTTCAATTAAATGAGAATATGCTGCTATATGTAAAGCTTCACGTGCTGCGAATCCACACATCATCATTCTTACTTCTGGTTGTGGAAAATATGGAAGATAGTTCATCACATAACCACCTGCTACATCAATATCCCCTTGTGTAAAAAATCTAAAAATATTTGTAAGAAAACTCTTTTGAGATGGTGTTAATTTACTTTTCCAATCTTTCACGTCTTCTAACATTGGTACTTCTGTATGCAACCAATGTGATTGCTCGTGTTTAAGCCATGCATCATATGCCCATGGATAATTAAATGGTTTAAAATAATTTCTTTCTTTTGTTAAAGATAAAGTCTCTGTCGCTTTTGGCACGTTCATGTTCCTCTGTGTGTTAAGTTAAAAAAATAATTGTACTTTTCCGTTTGGATTAATGTAAATATGTCCTTGTAATGTAATTCGTTTTTCAAAATTAGCTAATGCGTGGCGACCTATTCTATGCTGTTCTAAACCATTCCATATATGAAGTGTTCCATATTCATATGGTATCATAGTTTCTTTTCCTGATGGCATTAACCACTCTAAGTGTGCTCCTCTTTCTGGCATTATAATAGGAGATAAAAAAGAAAACAGTCTTTTAGGATCTATATTATCTTCCCATAAACAAAGTGTCGTATCAGTATGCCATCCGAATGGTTGAGCAGTTTGTTTTCCGTCAAATATATGAAATCCAGGAATTGGTAAATTTGGATAAAATTCAGTTTCTTTATAATTAAATACTTCAAACCACTTACCAACATTTTCAATTAGTTTTTTATATATTAGATCTTTAAATTCTTTTAAAAGTATTCCTTGAACTTCTTTGTTTATCTCACTTGTATCTTTGGGAGTAAGTGGATATATACTATCACCAAGTAAATATTGGTTTTTAGAATAATCAGATTTCATATCAAGACTATTTTTATATACATTATAGTCGTGTAATTTTTTCCAATGTGATTTTAATTCTAAAACCTTTCTTGCTATTTGGTTTCGCTCGCCCTCTGAAAAGAAATTTTGTATTTCAGCAAAAGAAAAACGTTTCATAATCTTACCAGTAAATATATGCTCTATTATCTTTAAGTACATAATGACCTTGTAAAGTAATTCTACTTTCTCCGTCATTCATACCAAATTTTTTCATCCTATGAAAATGATCACCTTTCCAATAATAAAAAGTATTTAAGTTATATAGCTTTACTTTTTCAGGATAATCTCTTAAAGCATCAAAATCATTTGTATCTTTATACTCTAAACCAGCAGGATCACTGCTTGGTGATTCAATTAAAGATAAAAAAGAATAACATTGTTCTGGTTTATAATTAGTATCATATCTGCATATTGTAGTATCTATATGATATTCAAAAGGATGTGGTGTTTGCTTACCTCGAAATATATGAAATCCAGGACGTGGATATTCAGACAAGTAAGAAGTAGGCAATCCTGTTATATCTTTAATTGTACTAATTATTTTTCCATATAAATCAAAGAATGAAACATTTAAGTTTTCTGATAAAAATTTATTTCTTTGATCTAGATTTTCTAATACATATGTAGCATCACCTAAAAAATATTGATTTTCAGCTGACTTATAAAGTTCAGGATCTTGTGCTGCTAAAAGTTTAGCAGATTTTGCTAAAGGAAAATCTTTTATATGTTTCCAATCAGATTTTAAATCTTCAACTTTATTTCTTATATTTAAACGTTCTTCGTCAGTGAACCAATTATCTATATTTTTAAATGTGAACATAATATTAACTAAGTAATGAAAATGTAGTCGTAATTATCTTTTCAATTGCTGCTTTGTATTTCATTGTATCAGCTTCTTCTTGTATTTCTTCAATACGAGCCAAATCATTTAATAGATCTGTATATTCAGCTGTTGATAGTTGTCCTGTGTCATGTTGATGATTATATCTTATTACTTTAGTTGCTTTTTCTCTTAACCATGCATTATCAGATTGTGTTAATGCTTGCATTTCTTGTATTGCTTCATTTATAGTCATTATTTGTTCCTCGCTGCAAGTGCATTTGCTATAATATCCACTTGTTTTGTTAAATTAATTACTTTTTCAATACAGTAAAGTTCTTTCATTTTACCTGATTTAGAAGAGTCATAAAGACCTCTCATACTTTCAGAAAATGGTCTTACCATTTTTAAAACATCTTCATTTTCTTTTGCTGATGAATAGTAATACAGTTTTTCTTTTCCTTCCCATATTTTTACTATGGTTTCGTGTGATTTGTCACCAGTACATTGCACTTGTCGTACATCGTATCTTAGATTTGAAATCATTAACATTTCATTATCATCATATGCTGATGGTAATAATTTCTTAACTGAAAGTATTGCTGCAGGAATGCAAGATGTCAATACTGTTAAAAGGAGTAAAACACTCCATATTCTTAACCCTCGCAAGCTAAACATGTATCCTCATTTGTTAAGTCTTTTATTTTAATTTCTTCTATGATTCTTCGTTCAATTTTCTTAGCAACTTTATCAGCTTTACCAATTTTCTCACTACGACAATAGTATAAAGTCTTTAAACCTTTTTTCCATGCCATAAAGTGACAAGCATGTAAATATTTAATATCCGTATCTGGTCTAAAGAATAAATTAACTGATTGTGCTTGGTCAATAAACTCTTGACGTATTGCTGCATGTTCTACAACCCAACGTTGATCTATTTCCATAGCTGTTTTAAAAGTATCTTTATCGTTTTCTTTTAATATATCTAAGTGTTGAACCGAACCATCATTCATTATAATACTCGACCAAATTTCATTATAATCAAGCTTATTATTTTTTTCACAAGCTTTTTTAATTATTTTATCTAAGTGTTTATTTTTATTTATAGACGCACCAGAAAGAGTATCTTGTCTATAAACGTTTGCTCTAAATGGTTCAATTGATGGTGAAGTATTTCCCATTAAGATAGAAGATGAAGCATTAGGTGCGATTGCCATTACATGAGAAAATCTCTGTCCTGTTCCAACTGCATCTGGTGCTTCACCTCTTTCTTTTCCAAGTTTAATGTTCGCTTTATCTAATTGATTTCTAATATGCATGAACATTCGAGTATTGGCAGATACTGCCATTGCAGACTCCCATGGAATATTTTTGCTTTGTAGGTAAGCATGAAAACCGAGTGCACCAACTCCGATACTTCTTTCTCTTTCAGCTGAGTATTTTGCTCTTGATATAGCATTCGGAGCGTGAGTTATAAAATATGTAAGAACATTATCTAACATCTCTGCTATATCTGCTAAAAATTGGTCATCTTTCTTCCACTCATCAAAGTATTCTAAATTAACTGAAGATAAACAACACACAGCAGTTCTTTCGACACTGGTTGGAAGTATAATCTCAGAACAAAGATTTGATTGATGAATTTTTAAATTTTTTGATTTAAGGAATGCTGGTAGATGTTCGTTTGATGTATCGATAAAATGAAGATATGGTTCTCCAGTCATCATACGCATTTCTAATACACGTTGCCATAAATCTCTTGCACTTATATAAGATTTAACTTCTTGTGTATGTGGATCACGTAAAGCCCATTTATCATCTGCTTCAGTATCTAACATACATTTTTCAATAAGTTCCATGAACTCATGTGGTATATTAATACCATGATGCATATTTAAACAACGAACATTTGGATCTCCTGTTGGCTTTCTTATTTCTAAGAATTCAATTATATCAGGATGAGATATATCTAGATAAGCAGCATACGATCCTCTTCGTGTGCGTCCTTGTCTGTATGCAAGTGTTGCTGCATCATATATTTTTAAATGTGGTAATACACCTGTTGATTTATCATCAGCCGATCTTATTCCAAATCCTATACCAACTCCACCCCCAACCATAGATAGCCAGTTAGTTTCTGAAAGATTTTTAACTAATCCTTCAGCTGTGTCTTCTATGTAATTTAGAAAACAAGAAATTGGTAATCCTTTTTTACTTCTTCCAAATGAAAGGATAGGAGTAGAATATGATAGCCAATGTTTTGAAGCATAATCATAAAGTCTTTGAGCATGTTCTTTGTTTGAAGAAAATGTTTTACTTACGAAAGCAAATCTTTGTTGTGGAGATGTTTCATCATCCTTCATATAGGACTCTTTCATACGAATTTTGCCTATTTCATCGAATAATGAATCTCGAGAATAGTCAACTCGTATGTCGTTGTATAGTTCTTGTGTCATAGTTTATTATTTGTAGTATTGAATTACGAAACTGAAACGATAAGTGGGTGCTGATGGACTTGGTGCTGATATACAGTGTGGTATTGTGCCGTCAAAAAGTATTACTCTTCCTGGAATATAAAAAGAACAATATTCTAACTTACTCATATTTTGATTTGTAAACATAGTATAACCACCCCATTCAATATTCCATGTCATATTAGGGTAATATAATATAGTTCTTACATCATTTGATCCTGCAGCATCACAATGAAAACGATTCTTGTCGTGTAGTGTGCTTAAATTAACTCTTGCTTGAATAATCTCGTATCCATCTAACATAGAAAGTATTTCTTTAGTTCCTTCTAAGTTAAGAAAATTTGATTGTTGTAATTGATTCCCTGCGAGTAGATTGCAGTATAAATTAAAATCACCTTTATATTCTAATCTTGCTGTGTCACTTCCATCTGTAGTAAAATGCCTAGTTGAACAAAAATGATAAAGTCTTTCTCTATCTGCTGCTGAATAAACATCATCAAATATAGTTAATTGTCTATCTTCAATTTGTAAGAGAGTTTTATTCATCATGTGCTTGTTTTATAATTTTATGTACTTCTGTAATATCTAATTTTTCAATACTGTCGATATTTTTCATTAGTTTATCTTGTTTCAAAACTTTTGCTTTATGTGCTTTAGCTAACTTAGTAAAATACTCAAATGTTTCTTCATTATGTCCTAACACTGCAGGTTCTTTTTCTTTTGCTGGCATTAGTCTTCATCCCTATCAAATACACTTCTCTTTAACATATGATAATATAGTATATCGTAAGTTATGAAATTTATAAATTGCATTACTACTGTAAATTTCATTTGTAGTAAATATTCAGGAATTATCAATATACATAACCATAAACAAATACCATAATGCATTCTTTTATTTTCTGGTATAGTATAGAATAACCAATTCAACATTTGTACTATTCGATAGTATTTTTATCTCTTTTAATATGTCCTACAACTTTACCAGCATTCTTTCCTTCTTTGATAGAATACCCAGAAGTTCCGTTTGCGTTTATAGCAACTTCTTTTCTTGCTTTTAGTAAAGCTTTTTCTTTCTTTTCGATTTCTTGATTAGCAGAATATATTGCCATCGTTCTATCGAATTTACTGTTTGTCATTTTCTTTTTCCTTTTCTTTTTTCTTTGTAAAATCAGCTTTCACTACTGTTGGTGAAACAGCTTCTTTTGCTATCTTATCTAATTCATTTTGTATTTCAATTTGTTTGCTCGTCACTAAATCAAGAGTATCATAATTTAAATTATCAATATAATTTTTAGCGATATCAGCACCTAGTTCTAAGACTAGTAAATCTTTACCAGCTGCAATCATAGCTGACCCACAAGATATAGCTTGTCTTGGTGTTTTAATATTCATAATAGATCTCCAAAGAGGTTGAAGAAGAACATTTTGTTCATGTTCTACACGTCTTTGTTGTTCTTGTATCTTTGTCATATCAATCGTATTATTATCATCGCTCATATTTTCCTCTATATTTTACAACGTACCCATTTATTAAAAGCAAGTTCTGCTTCTAGTCCACGATACGTATTTTCATTAATTAAATTTACTATATTTATCTTAGGATGTTTTAAAACTATTTCATTTATATCTTTACCAGATATATTTGAAGGGAGCAGGCATACTCCATATCCTAAGCTTATACACTTATATATAGATTTACAAATTTCAACATTTCTTGGTTCATTATCTATTATTACTATTACACGTTCTTTATTTTTTAAAAGTCTTTTTATTTCAAAAGAAGTACCTGCAACAGCAACAGCATTAGGTAAGAACATACTATCAATCGGTCCTTCAACAGCATATATAGTCTTATTCTCATCTAACTTTTCTAAACCAAATATCTTTTCGTTCTTCTCGTTTGTCTTAATTGTATAATACTTTGGTAATTCTTTTCCTAAAGTACGTCCTTGTATTGCAAGTAAATTCTTTTTCTTATCGTAAAATGGTATTACTAACCTTGGATGATCTTCTTCAATCGAAGCAAACTTCGGTGCAACATTGTCATTAACCCATTTTTTAAATGTATTAACCCAATATAAAGATGCAAGGTATTCAGTTGGTATTTTACGTTTTGATAAGTACTTACGAACAGGATGTTCATTTTGTAGAGTGGTGACACACTCAGCATTAAGAAGACCAGAAATAGTTTCTTTCTTATTCTCTGGTTTAAATTGGTCAAAGAAGTCTTTAATCGGTTCTTTAGAGACTCCAACTTTAGAATTACTTTTATATTTTTCAACATTATATTCACTTTCTAATTTAGGATCAATAAATTTTAAAAAATTACTAAACCCCATACTAGCACTACAATTGTGACATTTGAAGTTTAAATTATTTTTAATCTTGTAAATAAAACCTCTTGCCTTTAATATACTACGTTTAGAATCTTTACATATTGGACAACTGAAATTCCAAAGATAAGTATTTTTCTTCTTAAAGTTTCTCAATTTTGGAGATACTAAATCAATGTATTTGATGTCAATAAACAACATAATAACGTATATTATACTATATTTTAACTTGTATGTAAAGTGTTTTAACTAAACAATTTTAACAATATTTGGGCTAAACTCTTATATTCCATACCCATAGCAATAGCTAAAATAGCACCACCAGCATACCATTTCCAACGTTCAATATTTTGTACTTTATTTGATAATTTCTCAATATTGGTTGAACTTGTATTTGATAAATGGTAGCTTACTTCTTTAATTTCTTTATGCACATCCATTATACGCATATTTAAATCATGTATTTCGCTATTTAAATGCTCACTCTTTTGTTCATTATTTTCAATTCTTACTTCATGTTGAGAAATTAACTTACTTACTTCTAATGAAGCATCTGCTAATTTATCTACATTTCTATCAAGTTTGCCTAATAATGTTTTAAGTAATTCAATATCAGATGTTAATTTAACGAAACGTGACTTAGTGTTTCCATTTCCATTACCATTACCATTTTCATAGTTATCTGACATTTTTTTGTAGTCTTTCTGCTTCTTTTACCCAATTTTGTAAAGCAATTAATTTTTCACGTACTATATTACATTCTGTATAATTATCAACAGTTGTTTCTAATAACGTTATTAATTCTACTTTATTGTTTTCATTTGTTTTGGACTTTCCATCAACACCTCTGGTGGCATTGGGTATTTCGGGGATACCTGTGATGGCTTCATTATGGAGCAATTTGACATCATAAGGAAGAGCACACTGCCTATTAAGATTGTCAGGGATAATCTTTGATACTTTTGCATGGACATTTTCACCTCTTTCATTTATTTTTTTAACTATTCTCTCTAAATTTTTATCTGAAGCTTCAGACAAATCTTTTATTTGTTTTTCGTATGTTTTTATTTTATTTTTACTTTCATTTAATGCTTTTTTAGTAGCAGAAGAACTATTCGCATAATTTAATCCTTCTAACCATGTTCCTAATATTAATACAATTAAAAACATTATACGATAGAAAAATTTAAGTGGGATTGGTATAAAAGGAATAGATGTAATTATAAATCCTACTAGACCTGTAAGAAATATTGCATGAAACACAAAATCAGGTATTAATGTAAATAATGTTGATAATGTGAAAAAACTACTTAATGATTTTATACTTAAAAATTCAAACATAAATTAATTCAATTCTGTTGCTACTATATTTGCTATTTCTTGTTCTTTAGATTCTTTATTCCTTTTAATAGAAGACCAAGATCCACCACCATAACGATTAAAACGAATTGCTTTCATTTTATCACCATTTTTTAAAACTATAATTCCTTTAGGATTTTTACGAGCAAAATTATAAATTAAACTTTCTCCTTCATCTTCTAAATTTAAATATTCAGACCAACGAGTCCATTTAGTTTTACCATTTTTAAATTTACCATATATAGAATCTTTAACATTAAACATAGCATAACGTCTTGCAGCTTTTTGTGAAACAACTGGGGCATCTGTACTTACACCAGCACCTGTGACATTTGCTATATCTTCTTGTACTTCTTCTGTTAAATATAAATCTCTTAAAAAATCTTTTACTTCTTGTTCATCTAAATTCATTGACTCATTAGATGATAATAATTCATTATATCTTGATTCAACTAGATATAGTGATTCTTTTTTAATATAAAATTCTTTGATTAAGTATAATGCTGCAACTAGAGATTTAAGACGATTATCTCCTCCAGGAAGTTTTGCTAATAACATTTTTAATTTAAAAACTAATCGATGCAAATATGAAAATGATTCACGTTCTGCTGAAGTTTTTAATTCTGAATATTTTTTAAGATAATTACCTTTATCATCAATAATTCCATATTCATATGCTTTTGTCTTCACGAAAGGTGTGACAAGCAAATATAAAATTCTTAAAGCGATAAGATTATCTACTACTAGATTTGCCATTATATTTCTCTTAATTTCTTTTGTACGTTTTCATCAATCGTCAAACTTGTTGTACGAACTGCTGTGTCTGGAATAAACTCAGGCAGTCTTCCAAGATAGGTAAGAAAAGGAATTAATACATTCCAATTATCTTCACCTATCTTAAAAAACAACATTTTTGTTGCAGATTGTCCCCAAAGATTATAGATAATAATTATATGATTTAATATAAGTCTTTCTTTTAAATCATCTATATTTAAAGAAAGTTTATATCTTTTTAAAAGTTTAGAAAGATGAATAAATCTTTTTAAATCATCTTCAAATTCTGATAAATTCCCAATAGTAGGATTATCATAATATTTAATAGCATAACTTAGGAAATTACTTTCCGCTAGTTTTTGCTCTGTCATTATCTTTGGTTGAAGTTTCTTCTTTTGATTTAGTTGAAATAGCTACTTCATTTAATGCTTGTACAGCACCAGTCAACATATCAATCTCTTTTACAGTTTGAGCTGTTGTATTACGAAGTTGAACCAAAAAGTTCTGCTTTTCTGTTAAAATTTTAGAATACTCTTCAATTTTATTTTTTACATCATATGTCATAATTTAAACCTTAATTATATAATTATACTATTGTCATTCCTCTAGATGATAGAATGATCCATCCACTAGCTAATGCTAATAATGTTATTGAAGCACCAACAGTGCTACTATTAACTGTTGTGAATCCAACTCGAGTCGCAACGTTAATTGATACTGAACCAGTACCTGCTATCACATTTATAATTTTAACTTGTCCTGTTGTACCTGTTGCAAGAGATAAAGAATCACTTCCAGAAGATAAAGTAAAGTTAGTTATTGCTGTTGATACACTTGCAGCAGCATTACCTGTTGCAGCTTGAGGTGTTTGTGAAAAACTTAAAAAACCATTTGATATTGCTAAATTGCCAGCAACGTCAAGTTTCTCAGATGGTGTAGAAGTACCGATACCTACTTTATCAGCAGAAGCATCTGTGAAAAGTAGATTATTATCGTTATCTCCAGAGATACGAGTATCTTGGTCAGCACCATTTGAATTTACTATTACAGCAGAATTCAAGTTTGCTAAGAAGTTTGTAATTGTTATTTTTTTATTCGAACCACCCTGTACGAGTGTGAATAGATCTGCACCAGCAGCACTGGTTGCAGCAGTTAAATCTGATATTTTTTGATCAGCCATTATTTTCTCCTATTATATGTTATAGAGGGGATGATTATTTGTATCTAACCATCCCAACTCTAGGATTGTTTTTATTTTATTTATTAACTATCTTTGAACTCAGTATCGTCAGCTTGATCGCCAGTGATTGTTCCCATAGCAACAAGTGTTTCATAATTTACTCTACCAGCACGTCCACCTGTTCCTACTGTTCTTACTACCCAACCAGCATGAGCTGTTCCACTTGTAGAAGAATCTCCTAGTGAAGATATAGCAGTTGCTTGGTTAGTAGATGCTTGGATTTCAAAGTACTGATTATTGTTGCCAGTGCCAGAAATCAAAACGATTGTGAATGGTGTATATGTTAAACCAGTTGGTGTACCACTAGTAGTTGTTAATGCTGAACCAGCTTCAGTAGTCAAAGTAAAGCCAGTGACAGATGGTGAAGTACCAGTAATAGCAGAAACAGTATAGATATTTCCTGTTGCATAACTAGTAATAGTACCAGTTCCACCTAGTGTTCCAGTAATTCTAATACGATCACCAACTGCTAAAGTAGTAGCAGTACAAGTAAATTCGCCACCAGTACCAGAAATAGCAACACCAGCAAGAGCAGTACGACCTGCTGCAGCTTCAGCAGTAGTTGCTAAACGGAAAGTTCCTGCAGCAAAACCGAGAGCAGATACGAAATACTCAGTATCATTTGATAAACCAGTAATAGCAGTAGAACCAGCATGGAAATACTTAACTGATTCAGCAGCAACTAAGCCGTGAGTAGCATAAGCGATTTGCTCAGTAGCGATTGTCACACCAGAAGTAGGAATAGTACGACGAGGTTTGTTAACAACAACAGTTGGAGCTGATGTGTACGCAGAACCTGAGTCAGTGACAGCAACTGCTGTGACCAAACCACCAGAGATAGTTGCAGTACCTGTAGCAGTATCACCAGTGAAAGTTTGTGTACTAGAACCAGTACCAGTCAAGTTAATGGCAGTACCAGCTTGAGCATTTGATAAAGAACTTGCTAATTTAAATGTATCACCATCAACCACGATAATGAAGTAAGCAGTACCATCTACCAAACCAGTAATTGCAGTTGCACCTACTTTTAAGTATGTTAGTTTAGTACCAGTTAATAATCTATGATTAGCAGAAGTGATAGTATCGTCAGCAGTAGAAACAGCAGTCGTTGGAATAGTCAACGATACTGGAGCAGTCAATGTGACTGCAGGTGTTTCTAGATAACGAAGACCACCAGAAGCAACAGCGATAGAAACTACATTGTCTCCACCTGATACTGCTTCTGTAGCATCTACTCCAAAAACTTTAGTTGGATCAGATACATACTTTGGTTTTTCTGATAATGTATATGATGCACCTGCATTAACTGCAGTAAGTGTTGCACCAACAACACCAGCAACAACAGTTGCTGCTGTGTCTGAAGCGATGTCAGTAATTCGATAATCTTCATTTGATACACGAATAAAATCACCGATTCTTGATTCTGTAGTAAAAGCAGTTGAAGATCCAGCCACTACGCCATCTGCGTCAATAGCGATTGTTCCTGAAGCTGTTTTACTATCTTTATTTCCCCATAATGACATAGTAATTTTCCTTTTTAGTTAAAATAATCACCTTAAGAATGATTATTTGTTATTATAGCTATAATATAGTTATTCAATTCTTTTTAATAAAATCTGAAAAGCTTTCTTTTATGTTTTCAGTTTTTTGTGTCTTTTCTGATTTTAAATAATCTTTGCATGTAGATATATAATCTTCTGCTTTTGTTATCTTGCTTTGTACCCATTCAGGAAGATTATCATTATCAGTAAGCATTTCTTTAATCTCTTTAGCATTATTTAATATTGAAGTTAATTGGCTTTTAGCCATAGATCCTTCACTATCATATTCTCCTGGATCATTTTCATTATTTAAAGGTTGTTTCTTTTTTAAATAATCCGATACAGGAGTTGATAGTTTTTTCAATATTTTTTTCTTAAAATTCTCTTCCATTTATACTCTGAAATCTAATTTTTTGTTTAATGCATTTACTGCACCATCTATTAATCTATTTTGAGGTGCTTCTACTTTTACTTCAGCTGGTTGTGTTTCAACCTTAACTTCAGCTTTTACTTCAGCTTGTACTTCTACTTTTGGTGCTGCTGCTGGTTGTGCTTCAACTTTAGGAGTCTCAACTGTAGCTTCTTGTACTTTCACTGATGTATTATCTTGTTTATTTTCACTCATTTTATATCCTTATTGTTATTATATTGTATTATGTGCCTTCAAACTCTATTTAGTCTATATTATAAGCCAAAGTCCTTGACTTGACAGAATTACACCAATTAATGCTACTATATAACTAGCATAAAATAATGGCATACTTACAGCTAAAATACTCGCTGAAAGTAATACGATACTTAATTGATATGCTGTAGATGCATATGAAATCCATGGACTTCTTTTTTTAGCATCATCACGTTCAGCTTCTAATTTCTTTGCAATTTCAGCAATTTCTTTTTTATCTTTTTCCATACGTTTTGCTTCAGCGATTAGCTTTTCTTTATTTTCTTTATCTATTGCTTGTATTGCAGCAGTTTCATAGATAGATTCACGCACGTTTTTTGCTTGATACCATGCCCATTGATTACTTGATGCAATAGTATTGTTTAATACGATAGAACTTAACTTACCACCATACCAAGCATTGACTGCTAAAAGCAATGCAAATATGTTAATAACTAATCCTGCTTTATCTTTAATTTTTGCTTCACGTTCACTTCTTGACCCAACGATTGGTTTCGGTTCGTTTGGATCTTTAGAAGTTTTTGTAAAGGTTTTTAATATTGTATCTATAAATGACATAAATTATCCCTCTACTTTTGACCCTGCACGCCATTGATAACATGACCAATATCTTGGTGTAGTTTTATCATTAGCTGTATCACAATTATGTCTTGCACGAAAAGATTTACGTCTTGCTGGATCGTCTCTTTTAATTTCCATTTTAGGATCACCAAATCTAACTATAACCACATTACCAGAACTGTTTTTAACATATACAGCAAATTTCTTTGGTCCACTAGGTGTTCGAAAAGGGTTATTTAAAGTCACAGTCTTGCCTTGATATTCTGCTTCCTCTAATACTTCAGGTTCGTATGATCTAGTTTCACAAACTAAATCTATAATATCTTCTTTTAAATCTTTAAATTTTTTAACCATAATTATTTTGTTAATCTTGTTCTTTCAATTTTACGAACAACAGGAACAAGTTTCATAGCAAAATTATTAATATAAGATTTTGGTAATGCTGCTATACGTTTTTCTGCTCGTTCTCTTTCAGCAACTGACATATTTGCTGGTGACTTTTTAAATAATAATTTTTTAATTTTATTAATTGCAAGTCTTCTTGCTCTTTTATTTACTACGTCCATTGTTGATGCTCTTTTTAAAGCAAGACGTAATTTAGCATTTCTTTTTCCTTTTGTTCTTGCAAAACGAATACGTGATTTAATACGTTCTGGTCTTGTAAGAACTTCTTTAATTGTAGGAACATCATAAGTAGTATTTTCATCGTCAACTATTTCTAATTCTTCATCATCGTATATATCCAAATAATCGTCATCTTCAAGTGGATCTTCATTATCATACTTACGAATAATTGCATCCATTTCATAATCATCTAAACCAAAATCAAATTTAGAATCATAAGGATCGTTTGATTCTTTTATTGAAGCTATTTCTGCATCAGAAACTTCTCCATCTTTTATTATTTCTTTTAATTTTTTATAGAATGTTAAATAATGATACTTCTCAAGCATTTTGTAAATAACATTTTTAGGTAAAGCATTCTTCTTGCCATACTCACGTATTTCATCTGGTGTTAAGTCAGCATCAAAAACTTCTTTACGATCTTTCATAGTTTGGTCGCCAGCATCTACTAATGCTTTAATACCTGACATAATTTCACCAATCTTCTTCGAAACGATTCCTTTTAAGTTTTCAACATTGTCTGGATCTAAACGTTTTAAATCTTGATAATCAACTATGTCTCTTTCTAATTCACCTTTAACAACATCTAATCTTTTTACTTTGTCTTCGAAATCTTTTGCGTATTTCTCAGGATTGAATTTAAATTCTACTGGTTTTTTAATAAATTCGTTTTTTACAATATCAAAAATACCATCACTTAAATTATCATTTCTTTCTTTTAATTTTGGATCTGTTAATACAAAGTAATTAATAGGATGATTAGTTCCTGGAACTGTTTTACCATTTATATCTTTTAATGATTTAGCAATTTCTAATCTCTTTTCATCTCTTTGACTTTCTGGAACATCAAAAAGAACATTAACATCTAAATCAGCATCATCTCTATATTGTTTAGTAAGTATTGAACCAATTAAACTAAATTTTATAACTGGTGCTTTCTTTTTAAATTCTTCTATTTGATCTAATATGATTTTTCTTACTGACTCTTTTAATTTTGGTTCTTCTGTATTAGCATTATCAAAAATTACCTTAGCATAAGTCTTTTGTGGTATATCGATAACAGATTCGCTTTTACCATACTTACGCATTGCTTCTGCTTTTGTCATTTTATACTTATTATAAAAATCATCAGCTGACAAATCTTGTAAGTCAATTGCCATATTTTTAAACATTCCTTCATCAACTGTTCCTTGAGTATTTTGAGAATCAGAAACTTTTAAATTCTGTACATCTAATAATCTTTTGAAATCTTTGTATGATAGAATTCCTCTTTCAAGTGTTTCTTCTTCAGTGACAAATAATGTTGTCAAAATTGATACTGTAAAATCTGAATCTTCTAATTTAGATGTTAAGTCTTTAGTTCCAATTAGAGATAGTAATTATGTTCCATTCGGAAATTACAAAGATTTAGAAACTATTATATCATCTAAACAATTTTATCCAACATTTGTGACTGGACCGACTGGTAATGGTAAATCTACTTCAATTGAACAAATTTGTGCAAAACACAAAATTTCTTTAATTAGAGTTAATTTAAACAGCTTAACAGATGAAGATCAATTAATTGGTACTAAAACACTTATCGATGGTAATATACAAATCGTAGAGGGACCAGTTGTTATAGCAATGAGATTAGGAATACCATTATTGCTTGATGAGATCGATGCTGGTGGTGCTAATACTCTATTATGCTTGCAACCTATCCTTGAAGGAAAGCCATTCTATTTTAAATTAAAGAATGAGATTATCGTTCCTAAATTTGGCTTTAATATATTCGCGACAGCGAACACTAAGGGTAAGGGATCAGAAGATGGAAGATATATTGGTACGAATGTTTTGAATGAAGCATTTCTTGAAAGATTTGCTGTGACATTTCAACAAGAATATCCAACACCATCGATTGAATTAAAGATCGTTAAAAATCTGATGGACTCTTATAAGTGTAAGAATGACAAATTTGCTCAGACTTTAGTTAAGTGGGCTGATGTAATTAGAAAAACAAATGAATCTGGTGGTGTTGATGAAACAATTACTACAAGAAGATTGGTTCATATTGTAAGAGCATATTCAGTATTTAAAGATATTGATAAATCTATACAGTTATGTACGAATAGATTCGATGAAGCAACAAGACTTGCTTTTATTGATTTATTTGACAAAGTATCAAATAACAAAGAAACTTCGGCTCCGAAACCATCAGAGTCTGAAGTTGCGAGTGCTGTAGTTAATCAACAACAAACAGTGAGTGCTTAATGCTAACTTGGAATTCACTTACTAAATCACAAAAACGTTGGGTAGAAAACGTTGCGAAAATTCTACCCGATTGTGTGACCAATGGGCATATTACAGCAACACAATGTTATGACTCTTTTAAACTATTAGAAAAACAAAGAGTTTCAGGTAGTCCAAAAATTGGATATCCAAATTGGTTGTTTAAACTTAATAAAATTAAAAGAGGAATCTATTTGTTTCCAGCAGAGGGAGTGACAGTACAAAAAGCATCTCAATCTTTAAGTGGGAAAGCTGAACCTATTGCTATTACCAACAGAGTATCAGAAGAAGATAAATCGTTTTTGAATGATTTAAAAGCTTTTGGTATTGATATAAAAGTTTCTTAATGGGAGTTTGTTAGTTTATTGTGAAGTGGGAGTCCCATATAAGAAAATTTCATTTTTTCTCCCACTTTACTTACAATAAAAAATATAATATAATAGTGATATGATAACATACGATAATGCTTCTAAAGCCCAAAGAAAATGGATTGATGCAGTAATTACTATTTTTCCAAATATTGAGAAAACTGGAGTAATTTCAGCAGCAGAATGTTATTCTGCTCATATGAATTTATTAAAAAATCGTAAAGCAGATTCAGATAAAATAGGATATCCTAATTGGCTATTTAAAACCAATAAAATAAGTCCAGGAGTTTATTTTTTTCCTGCGAAAGGATTAAACCCTGAGAGTATAGTTAAAACGACTCCAGTGGGAGATTCTTCTGTAAGAGCAGAAGTATCAAAGACAGAAGAAGATAAACAATTTTTTAAAGATGTATTAACAAATGTATAAATTTAACGAAGATAAACTAATAAAAGAATTAAAAGAATATATTGACCAAACATATAAAGGTCATTATTCTAAAAAGAAATTTCAGTCAACAGAGTTCATCGTTGATTGTGGTCATGGTCTAGGATTTACACTAGGCAATGTTTTAAAATATGCTCAAAGGTATGGGCATAAAGATGGACAAAATCGTAAAGATCTTTTAAAGATTTTACACTATGCTCTTCTTGCTTTACATATACACGATCAAGGAG